AAAAAATTCCAGGGTAACAACACGAGGCATTGGGTCTCCACGTTACCAAAACAAACAGAGCATAAAAACAAAAATGTCAAATTCAATAAAAAGAAAACTCCATGGGAAGACAATTAAGTTTTACGGGCCACCGGGCACCGGAAAAACTCATAGGTTGTTACAAAGAGCTAAAAGATTTTTAAGAAGAGGAGTCCTACCTGATGAGATTTGTTATATCTCATTTACTAATAAAGCTGTGCAAGAATGTTTGGACAGAGTGCGAAAAGAATTTAAAGGTTATGATGAAGATGATTTCAAATATTTTAGAACACTGCATAGTTTGGCAAGACAACAGTTTGCAGAAATACCTGTACTAGATCCAAGAGTGGACATGCTGCAGTTTCATACGGAGTATGGCACTATCAAAATTAATTACAAACCTAATTGGGATGATCAAAACGTATACAATAACTGGTCATTACAAATCTATGACAAAGCTAGAAATATGAAAATCGACCCAATATCTTTATATAAAAAAGAACCAAGAAAGAAAGTAAGATTACAACAATTCAAATCAATAATATACAATTACGAAAAATACAAAACATTTGAAATAGAGCCAGGTCAATTCAAAAACGATCGTTTAGATTTTACTGACATGGTGCAAAAGTTTATTACATCTGGTTTAGCTATTAATTTTAAAGTATTGATGGTGGATGAAGCTCAGGATCTTACCCCTCTGCAGTGGGACATGGTTGTAAAACTAGCTTTAAATGCAGATAAGGTTTACCTTGCAGGTGACGATGATCAAGCAATCTATGAATGGAATGGTGCAGATGTATCATACTTTCAAACATTTCCTGGTAAATCTAAAATTTTAAATAAATCAAGAAGATTAAATAAAAAAGTTCACTTCTTTGCGAAATGTTTGTTAAACGGAATGGAAGGTCACAGAGTAAAAAAAGAGTTTGAGTCTAATGATAAAGACGGAGAGATATATAGATGGAGTTCTTTGCGTAAAGTTCCTTTTGAAAATAGTGGCAACTGGATGGTACTTGCTAGGATTAATGATGTAAAAAAAGAATTACAAGAAGAAGCTAAAGGTATGGGTCTATATTTTCAAGATATGAAAGGCAATAAGTCTTATGATATGAACCAGTGGAAAGCCATACAAGATTGGGAAAAAATTTGTAACGGTGGTGCAATTACGAGGGAGGATGCATGTATCATGTATAATTATCTTCTAAACATAGATCATGGCTACCGGTCAGCGGACAGCAAAAAATGGAGCTTTGCTCATCCGAATCAGCTTTTTAATTATGATGAGTTACATTTACGAGGAGGTATGGTTGAACAAAAAGGAACATGGCAAGATGCTTTTAAAAGAAAGTTTAAAGATTCAGAGAAAAGATACTTTATGAAGTTAATAGAATCAGAGGTTAACTTAGATGAGAGAGCACCAATTTTAATAGATACCATACACCAAGTAAAAGGTGGAGAGGCAGATAACGTAATACTATCATCTAAGTGTAACTTCCCATCACATTTTGATAGAAAATCTTTATTAGATAAAATACAAGAATTAAGAGTTTGGTATACAGGAGTGACTAGAGCCATTAACACGTTACATTTGTTAGGAACTTTTCATAAGTATAATTTTCCGTTGAGTAAATATTATAAATTGTATAAAAGTAATTATGTCGGTTTTTAAAAAACAGGAAGGTGGATCACACTATCAATCGTTTGTCATACAGCCAGCACAATACTCAATAAAAAATAATTTACCTTGGCCGGAAGGGGAAGCAATAAAATATATAACTAGACACAAATTAAAAGGTGGCAAAAAAGATTTGTTAAAAGCTAAACATTGTATTGATATGATAATAGAGAGGGATTATGGCAAAAGTTGATGCAAAGTTTTTTGAACGTGCTAAAGAGCGTTTCAATATAGACTTTAAAAATGTATTAGATATAGGAGCTGCAGCAGGAGATTGGTCAGCTCATGTAAAAAGTTTTTATCCTGATGCAAAGTTTACATTAATTGAACCAAATAAATTACATAATGAAAGATTAAAAAGTTTAGGTAAGTTTCATAATGTTTATTTAAGTGATGAGGTAAATGAAAAAGATTTTTATGTTTGTAAGGATCCTTTTCAGCAAACTGGGAATAGTTTTTATAAAGAAAATTCTAATGTGCCTTTTGATAAAACCACTGTTAAAACGCAAATGTTAGATACTATTGTACAAGGAGAAAAGTTTGATTTAATTAAGATAGATGTACAAGGTGCTGAAGTTGAAGTCATTAAAGGTGGTATGATGACTATGCTAAATGCTAAATGGTTACAGATCGAAGTGCCTGTTTTTGAATACAACTTAGGTTCGCCAAGTATGTATAATTTATTGGGTAACTTAAAATCTATCGGTTTTTATCCTTTTGATATTGCACAAGCTTTATTTAATGTCAGATGTTTATATATTGATTACATTTTTGTTAACCGTAACTTACCAGAGCACGAATCAGAGAAGTCTATGATAAATTTTACAAAATATGATGTTAAAAAAGATAATAGTTAGAATAAGAATGTGGTACGCAGATATACGTGGTCACCATGGTAAACGTTGGAATTATGAACCGGGTGATTGGTACATGGGTAGACATAAGAAAAAGAAATGATTTTTTTGTCTATTTGTTTAGTGTTATTAATATTCTTGTTTATATTCATAATGCTATATAAATGGAATAAGGAAGAAGTATGAGCCATCAATTAAATTTTATTTACACTGACTCAGATTGGGTTTGCCCCTCAGAGTATCCTGACCTTAGAGCTGCAGATGAGATAGCAATTGATTTAGAGACGAAAGATCCTGATTTGAAAAAATTTGGAGCTGGTTGGGCCTATGGCAAGGGACACATCGTGGGTTTTGCGGTAGCTGCATTAGGTAAACAATACTATTTTCCAATTGCACATGATGCTGGGGGTAATATGGATTTAGATATAACGGTTGCCTGGATGCAGGATCTGTTAAAACAACCAAGCACGAAGATATTTCATAACGCTGCCTATGATTTGGGTTGGTTAAAGTTTAATAATTTTCAAGTGAATGGACCAATAGTCGATACTATGATAGCTGCAGCTCTCATTGATGAAAACAGATGGAGCTTCTCATTAAATGCTTGTGCTAAAGATTATTTAGGCGAAATAAAGAATGAAACATTTTTAAACGAGAAAGCCAAAGAATGGGGCATAGACCCTAAACAAGATCTTTGGAGAATGCCTGCTGGCTATGTTGGTTTCTATGCTGAGCAAGATGCAGGCTTAACCTTAAGACTATGGCAAAGATTTAAGGCAGAGATACAACAGCAATCGTTAAACGATGTTTGGGAGATGGAAATGCAATTACTGCCTATTTTACACAAAATGCGAGCTACTGGTATAAGAGTTGATGAGGAAAAGGCTTCGTTGTTGAAAAAAGAATTTAAACAAAAAGAGTCGTCGTTACTATCTAAAATTAAAAAAGAAACAACGTTAAGTGTAGACATATGGGCTGCAAGAAGTGTGGCTAAGGTATTTGATAGAATTGGTGTTGATTACCCACGTACACCAAAATCAGGAGAGCCATCATTTACAACAAACTGGTTAGCAAACTGTGAACACCCTGTAGCAAAATTAGTCAAAGAAGCTAGAGAGATAAATAAATTTCATTCAACGTTCATAGATTCAATACAAAGATATGTTCACAAAGGTAGAATACATGCTGAGATTAATCAATTAAGATCTGATCAAGGAGGGACAGTATCGGGTAGACTATCTTATGCTAATCCTAACTTACAACAAATACCAGCACGTAATAAAGAATTTGGTGACAAGATTCGTTCTTTGTTTTTACCCGAAGAAGGTAAACAGTGGGGTTCATTTGATTATTCACAACAAGAGCCAAGATTAGTAGCACACTATTCATCGGCCATCGGACAAAATTTAGATGGTTCAGAAGAGTTTATAAAAGCATATCAAGATGAGTCTGCAGACTTTCATCAGATCGTAGCTGATATGGCACAAATATCTAGAACACAAGCAAAGACAATTAATTTAGGATTATTTTATGGAATGGGGAAGAACAAACTTTCCAAAGAACTTGGTATTTCTAAGGACAAAGCAGAAATACTTTTAAATCAGTACAACAGTAGAGTGCCTTTCGTTAAAAAATTAGCTGAAGCTGTAACACAATCTGCAAGCAAGTTTGGTTTTATAAGAACTATTAAAGGGAGAAAATGCAGATTTGATAAATGGGAACCTATGACTTTTGGCATGAACCAAGCTATGAATTATAACGAGGCGAAAGCAAATTACGGAAACAATATACGGCGTGCATTTACCTACAAAGCACTAAATAGGCTAATACAAGGATCAGCAGCTGATCAAGCAAAACAAGCTATGATTGATTGTTACAATGCTGGGTTTACTCCCATGTTACAAATACATGATGAATTGTGTTTTAGTATTTATGGTGATGATGATATAATTAAAATAAAAAAAGAAATGGAGAACTCAATAGAAGATTTAAGAGTTCCATTTAAAGTTGATGTAGCTAAGGGAAACAGTTGGGGAGAAACACATGATAATGACGAATAAAGATGTTGATGATTTTTACAAACAAATTGATAAAATTAAAAAAGGGAAAAAGGTAGAGAAATATATATCTAAAGAAGAAAAGAATACATCTTGTATGCGGTGTAGTGATAAAAGATATATTTACGTTTACAAGGACACGTCTGAAGGTAACATGGTTCGAGTTGATTGCCCAATGTGTAGCCCACAACGGCCACCGGAAGAATTAAGAAATGATGGATTAATCTAAATAACCCGTGCCCTCACGTCTATTCTTCCATCGTTTATTCCAAGCATAACTATTCATCCAACTACCGATAGCCTCCATCCACGATAAAGGTCTATCGATAGCACGTTTATAATAGCATTTTAGATCTGTAATTAAATCAGGAATTGTCTTCAAAATTTTTAAGTTCTTCTTTTTTTTCTTTATTATGACAAATTTTTCCGATGAGTTTGTCTATCTCATGTATGTGTTGTGGGTGCTCACCTATACCCACAGATTTTTCTAAGTAAATTTTTATTGTGGCATCAGACTCTGCGATTTCAGCGTCATATTTTTTATCTAGAGCGTCAAGGATTGCGTTCTTAATTGTCATAAAACAATTCTGTTGTAGCTTTATTAGCTATTAATGTCAAAAAGTCCCTTTGAAGCATCAACAACGCTTTGTTCGTTGATTCTTTTTTTCAGACTTTTTATTTCTATATCTATCCACTTCATATCAGGTGTGACTCTCTTTTGAGATAACGCCTGTGTTGCCCACTTGGACTCCAACTGAAGTTTCTTTGATATTAACTCCTGCAGTGCCATTTTTTATCTCCTCATATGTGATAAAGATTCTAGATTTGTTATAGAAGTCTTCATCTTGACATTGAAGCTCCCCGGCTTTCATTTTTCTTTCAGCTAGTTTCAAAGCCTCGCTGTCAGTTTCAGCACTTAATGTCCCATTATAATACTTGCCTTTATATCGTATCTGAACAAAATAGTGCTTCATAAGAGACTATACACCATATTTAGTGGTATTGACAACCCCTAAGCACCATGTGATTCGGTGCAAGTAAATTTAGTGGCTAAACGATTTCTTTCCACTACATCTGGATTTATCTCGCTAATAATAATCATTGATTCTTTATAAGCCTCTTGCATACAAGCATTCCAAGAATCAAAAACAGTTGGATATTGAATCATAGGCATACAAGTTGCATCTAAAAAAGAACACACTGCGATTGACATAAAAAACTTCATTTATCTCCCATTTAATTCTTGCTTTTTTTATAAAGAAAGGTTAAACAATTGTAATAACTAAAAGGAGTATAACATGAACTATAAACCAAAGTTAGTCAGTGACAATAATGACATGGTGCACGAGATAGATTCTCAAACGAAAGCTATCCTTGTTGAGTTAACCGCTGATGGTAAAATTGTTTTTTATGTTGATGGAGTAAAGGTAGATGCTAATGAATATGCAGAGCAACATAAAGCGAGTATTGACTTTCATAAAATTATGGATTTCATACAACAAACATTAGACAGAGCACCAAACAGATGGGTAAAAAAACAATGACAGCTAGAGAATTAGTAGCTAATCTATTAGAACGATATTCTCACGATCTTGACGAAGAGATAACACTTTGTTTAATGAGTCATAATGATGAAGAGTGTCATATTACATTTAGGATTTCTGAGGTAGATGAAAATACAATCTATTTCAGAGAAAGAGGTATAACCAATGAAAAGAATTTTTTTAAGGTTCCGTTACCTAAAGATAAAACTTTTTGTAATATTCTAACTAAGGAGGGGAATGAGTAAAACTACTTTACTAAAATCTAATTGCACGGAGTGGAGAGAGTTTGCATCTAAGATTGATAACATCTTACAAGATATGGTCACCATAGATGCAGCTGGTAACCCTGTTGAGCAAGGATCTATGTATTTTGATGATGCAGTTAAAAAAATAACTTCTAGTCAGCTAGATATATTAGGTTCACCTACTTATCCAATTAACGAGTTTGTGGCAAAGGAACTTGTTAAGATTGAAGTAGAAAGAAGAAATCTTGAATTTATGGAGAACGCATAATGGGACCATTAATAACAAGGACTATCTTAACTGCAATATTGTTAATTAGTCCGAAAATATTGTTAATACTATTCGGTTTATTAGCCTATGCAATATTCGCTTAAGTCTTGGCAGGATAAACGTATCTCAGCTATTAATAGAAAAATAGCTAGATCTAAGAATCCTAAAGCAATGCATGAAGCTTACATTTGTGAAATGGATCGTTTGTATAAAACAAAGTGTAAAAACAAAAAGGAGTATAAAGCATGGATATCAATAAATGGAAATCAGTAGCAATTGATGTAGACACCTACGCAATTGTTAAAGCCATGGGTAAGCAAGGATTTAGAGGCCCTGGTGCTATGATCGCCAAATTGGTTGATTCCGAAGCAAAAAAATTAGCAAAGAAGAATGGGGTATCACCCGAATCATTCAAAGCTAAGCTACTTGCAGAAGGCAAATCACTTACCAAATTAAAAAAATAATACTTGATCTTAACCCTATGAGTATGTATTACTTGTAGGGTATTCCTCAACCTTATGAAAAGAAGGGGTTTCAAATCTTCTTATTATCACAGAATAACGGACACAATTTTTTATTAATTAATAGGAGATTGTTATGGCGGCGGTAAAAAAACCGTTAGATTTAATACTCGATGAAGCTCTTGATAAGCTAGTTATTATTAGCCCAGATAAGAGAACTTATGACAGTATTACTTCCGTTATGTTCCAATTATATTGTGGAAATGATTATGGTATGGGGAATGGTAATCTCAGCTTTTTAGATAAAGTTGAGAACAACTGGAGAAAAGGACGTAAACGAATTGCAAAGAATCGTGGCTTGTCCCTAGTTAAAAATGCTTAGCTGCCAGCTCCCACATCCATGTCTTTTCAATGCTGGTGGCTATGCAAATGTTCTTCGATGACGATCTTCCATTACTTGATTTTAAATCTATAAAAAAAATGGATGGCATAGCTAAAATGAAACTCATGGAAGATCTCCATGAGGAGGTCAATAACAAAATTAACTCTCATCATATAAGGTTATTCTATCATGACATGCTCTCCATACTTATTAAAAATCATGGGCACTAATATTGCAACAGAGTTTGTAAGAGAGCCTAAGCAAAGTGATGTGAGATTATACCAAGCTATAATTATCCAAGCTTTTGAAGATTGTCTATATACTCTAGGTGGTAAAAATGAGGCTTATAATAAAAAAGATGCACATGAATGGTTTATTAACAAAGGTAAAGATTTTGAAGATATTTGCTACTATGCTGGCTTAGATCCTGATATGGTCCATAACCGTTATAAAAAATGTTTAGATGAAAAGATAATTGTATTTACAGAAGTACAAAGATATTGGATTGAGTATAAAAATGAGTATGCTAACTATAGAGCTGCTGATTCGAAAGAAGAAAGAAGATCTGTAAAGAAAAGGATAGATATGATTAAAAAGAAACTGGACTTTAAATGAGGATCTTGTGGTTAATTGTGGTAGTTGTGGTGCTTGTGGGATGTTCTTCTAACGGTAAAAATAAATATAATCCTATTACTACAGTGATTAGGGTTGTAACGGGAGATATAAGATGAAACCCATTATGATAACATTACTATATCTGACTACCTTTGGTGAAATAAAATTAGATACTTTTGAGATATTTATGTCCTGTCATTCTTGGTATAGTTATAATGTTAAAATTCATGAACGTAAACAACGTAAAATGTTTAGTAACCTTTATTATCATGAGTATAAGGGTAAACAGGTTGTTGGGTATGTTTGCGGTGGTGAAGAGCCCCGTTAGGCGAAATGAAGACAAATTAAAATAATTATAATTACTAGAGTTCCTAAATTAAAATAATCAAGTTCATTCACGGTGGTCTCCTAGATTTTAGGGCAATCCTTGAAATACTCTGAGGGAGGTTTTCGCTAGGTTTGCCCATAAGTATCTTATAACACAAAACACCGGACACCGGAAGAAAAAAACCCCCTGTTCAGGCTACCGAACAGGGGGTAGAAAGGTATAACTAAAAGATAACAATTTACGTAAAAAACCCCAGGGGAAACTGGGATCTTAGTTATGTGATATTTATACCACACAATTTCTCATTGTAAAATCTATTATATAGATATTTCAGAGTCATTAACACATTCATGTAGGTCGGCTTAACTAGTGGGTCTCATGGGTCTATTTACTATTATTGTTATATACCAACGATTCTAAGTCAATTTAAGGTGGGTCTGATGGTGTCCCTCTGGTGTCCCTAGACCCACCACATGGTCTTACGGAAGGGCAAAATTCTTAATAGGGTCAGGTTTAAATAGGTTGTAGAAATCTATATAATAAAAAATTATGAAAACAGGGAAATATTTTTTGGGTGGTGCTGTTAAAGGAGCTGGTGGTAGAGCTGTAAAATTCTTTATGAAACAACCCTTTGTTAAAAAGCAAATAGCTGAAGAAATCTCCAGGATTAATAATGTTTATGCTAAGGCAAGTAAAAAATTAAAAAATATACGTTCATCAAAAAAATTCAAAAGCTCTCTTAAAAAATTAGATAAGCAAGAAGCGAAAGCTCAGATTATTATGAATGAAATGAAAAAGAAAACTGAAGAGGGGTTTAATGTGTTAAAAAGAGCAGGTAAGGTAAAATTTGGACCTAAAGTTACGCCTAGTGACAGGAGACTAATACAAAGTATAAGAGACACAAGAACAATTCAAGCCAGAATGATTAAAGGTATAAGACAGCTAAGCAAGTACAGAAAAAACCAAGCTAGGAAAGCTACAGCTATGATGCAAAAAGAAATGTCTGGTAAGAAACCTAACTAATGCCTGGTCTCAAAAAGAAAGCACTGAGAACTGATAAGGATCTTACTATAAAACAAAAGATGTTTATTGATATTTTAGTTGCTAATTGGGGTGAGATTACAAAGTCAGAAGCACTAAGACAAGCTAAGTATGAATGTAAGAATGATAATGATTACTCAGTTATTGCAAGTAGATTAACTAATAGAAAACTCAATCCACATATATGTAAATATCTTGATAAAAAACTTGAAGAGGCATCTTCAAAATACGAAAGAAACAAAATTCGTAGATATAGAAGATTAGAAAGATTTGCCGATATGGCTGCAGATAACAAACAATATTCAGCAGCTGTAAATGCAGAGTATAGATCAGGTCAGTTAGCTGGCTTATATATCGATAAAAAAGAAGTTAGAGTTTCAGGATTGGAGGGTATGTCACGTGCAGAGCTTGAGAAAAAACTCAAAGAACTATCCGGCAAGATTGATGGTTTCAACGCCAAAACAATCGAAGTTAAGCCGGAGACAAAAGAATTACCTGAAAAGTAATAATTGGTCATCTTTTGTTACTGTGTTTAATGAAGTACATAATCCTGACATAAAAACTATGGTTGGAGATGTCAATGTCAAAGCGACGAAAAAAAAGTAAATTTAAAAATGCCGTTGTCGGTAAGAAAAAGTATTATTTTTATAAAATAAGATGGATAGATATTACGGGTGATGCTGGTCATAAGACTGAAGATGAGATGGATAAGCTTGAATGTTGCACCATGGTATCTCAAGGATACATCTACAAAATTGATAGGAAGAAAAAGACCTTGACCTCATTCGCTACTTTTGATGAGAAAGAGGCGGTGTTTAGTGATACAAATATATTCCCATTAGGCTGTATTTTAAGCAAAACAAAAATCAAAAACTGACTTAGTTATGGCAACTAAAAAACGAGAATCTAAACTATCGAGACTGATTCAAAAGAACTGTAATCAAATACATTTTACACGCATAGAATCTAGCACAATCAATGGTATACCTGATTTGAACGGTTGCATAAATGGTAATGGTTTTTGGATGGAACTTAAATCAGATAAGGTCAAGTATCCGAAGCTATCCAAATGGCAAATTAGTTGGATAAATAAACATATCAGTTATGGTGGGGTTGTTTTGATCTGCAATCACTCCCTCTTGGAGAGAGTTTGCAAACTGTACAGACCGGTGTCCGCTTTCTCGGATCCTCGTTTATTGAAACCTCGTTTCTCGTTCTCGTTTCCCGTAGACTGGATCTCCTTCCAGGATGCAGTCCGGGAGCTCACTGGCCAGCGAAGCCCTCGTTCTCGTTCTCTCATTAAAGAATCTCGTTTATTGGATAGCATGAGGGATGGCACCGGCAGCGTAACAGAGCTGGATCTGGCACGCTGCTCCTGAAGCTCTCGTTTCTCGCACAAGATCTCGTTGTCGTTTGTCGTTTCTAAACTACAACTGGTAACCTCCCCGGTGACCAGTGGTCTTCTCCAGGCAGCGTGAACGGATTGCTGTCGTCCTCGCACCAGATGAAGCTGTCGTTTCTCGTTTAAGGACTAGAACTTGTGCCCCTGCCTTCTGACCAAAGGACACAAGATGCTGGCGTAGCAGGAGGAGGTGGTGGTTCAGGAACTGGCGAAGTTTTTTCTTGACATTGTCCCATCTAATCTTATATAAAACAGCAGCGTACACAGCACTCCATCTTTTAGATGCGACTCTAGTTTACGCAGTTTAGGGCCGCACTGCATCCGCTGGCATTGTGTTGGGTTGATCACCAAAATAGTCAAGCCGGGTTTGACTGGTGCGGTCCGTTAACAAAAGAAAGGAGAACATAATGCCATTTTCGAAAAGACAAAGTTACAGACAAAAAAGAATTAAAGCCAAGATCCCGGTGACCGTTAACAACATAACGAAGCAGCAGCTAGATACACTTAAGCATGAGCTGCAGCTCATGGCAGATCCATGGAAAAAACAAGGTGTGGTCATCCAGGTGGGGAAGAAGGTTGCGTGAGTATAATTTTATTCATTGCCATCGTTTTGTTCCTCGCCCCGTCGTTTACCGGAGGCCTGATTGTGATCATACTGGCAGCCTGGTGGGCTCTCCAGCACGGAGTTCTGTAATGCCATCTCGTGTCGTTTAGTTTAGAACCAGTTTAGAACTATTCTAATTTACGAAGCTGGGATCCGAAGGCACGCCTTGTGTAAAAATTTAGGTTTGACTTTAGCATGGGATATGATAAGACTAGGGTTAAAGATAACAAAAGGAGAAATATATGGGACTAGACCAATATGCACATCTTCGGAATAAAGAAATCGATTGGAAGAAGTATTATTCTGATGATGAAAAAGAAAGAGAGGAAGGTCGCCAAGATGTTTTTATTTGGCGAAAACACGCAAGACTTCAAACATTCTTCGCTCGTAAGTGGCGAGAACAGAACGAAGCCGAACAGAAGAAAAGGGATAGCCGACTGAGTTCTCACCCAATGGATTTAAGTCATCTCGGTTTTAACGCAGGGGACGAAGTCTATATTACGGAAGAGGTCGTTAAGGAGTTAGAGGAAGAAATAAAAAACAACTATCATACTTCTTTCTGTTCTGACGGTTTTTTCTGGGGTCAGCAGTTCCAAGAACAATCTGTGAAAGAATACAAAGCCCAAGATAAAAAGTTTATTGCGTGGTGCAAGGAACAAATCAAAAATAAACAAGTTCCAATCTATACTTGTAGTTGGTAAAGCTATGCCGTTGCCGTCGCTCGTTGGCGACGGCTCGGTGTCGGTGTTGCTTATTCACAACAAGGTGTTGCTTCCGAGCCACAAGTTCACAGGGGGTTCTAAAAAAGTTCTGCATTTGTTTGTGGAAAAACCCAAAATGAACAAACCCAAAATGGACACATTATTATATTGTTATTAATATGGGATATGATAAGACAAAAGAATAGTTAAATAACAATGAGGTATAAACTATGAGTACAGCGAAAAAAGTTAGACTAAAGCAAGACGAGGAAAAACTTGTTGTAGCTTATGCTAACTTAAAACTAAAACAAAATAGATTAGCCAAGGAAATAGATACAATGAAACAAAGTGTGGTTAATCTTTTTGAAGATAAAAAAGTA